GCCTACGTGCTTGAGGGCTTTTATCTGAGCCTCGACCTTGTGCAGAAACAGGCGTTCGTCCAGACAGCCTCCGGAGATTCGCTGGATCTTCTGGCAGTGCTGGCCGGTATCACCCGCAAGCAGGCTTCCGCCGCTGTAAAGGTCGGCATCTTTGACTGTGAGGTTCCGATCGGTGCGCGATTTTCAACGATCAATGGCACTGAGAGTATCAATTTTGTGGTCATCTCCACCATTACGGAGGGAAGCGCCTACCGTCTGCAGGCTGAGACTGCCGGTGATATCGGCAACCGATACTCCGGCCCCATTCTGCCGATTGATTCCATTGAAGGATTGAACAGCGCTCAGTTGACGGATCTTCTGATTCCCGGCGAAAACACCGAAGAGGATGAGCCTTTCCGCGCGAGAATCATTGAACGTCTGAACAGCCGCAGCTTTGGTGGAAACGTGGCACAGTACGTTGAGGAGATCGAAGCGATAGACGGCGTGGGCGCTGTGCAGGTCTACCCCGTGTGGGATGGTGGCGGCACGGTGTGCTGCTCCATCTTGGGAGCCGACTTTCTTCCTGCGTCCAGTGATCTTGTGCAGATGGTACAGAATGCCATCGATCCCCCGCCCGGTCAGGGGCTTGGCCTTGGGCTTGCGCCCATCGGTGCGCAGGTGACCGTCACAGCGCCGAAGACAGTGCCTGTAGACATTTCTGCCACGCTGACCCTTGCATCCGGACACGAACTTGAAACCGTACAGCAGCCTGCGCAGGACGCTGTCAGTGACTACCTGCTGAAGATTCGTAAAAACTGGGATGTCAATATCAGCAGTACGGCCATTGCCTACTCGGCAGAGGTGTATCTTGCTCGTGTCCTTGCCGCGCTCATCTCTCTTGATGGGGTCGTCAATGTTTCGGCTCTGACGCTCAATGGGATTGCTGCGGACATGGCGCTGCAGCAGACCGGTGCTTTGCAGCAGGTTCCGGTGCTGGGGAAGGTGGAACTACATGGAACTTGACCTGAACCATGACCTGCATTCCCTTTTGCCGCCTTTTTACCGGGAAATTGCGGAATACCAGCAGGTCTGTGACGCTGAAAAAGCACAATTTTCCCGGACAGCTGATAGTGTACGGGTCATCGGGCAGAACTTTTTTGTCCAGACCATGGATGCGGATTCTGTGCAGAAATGGGAACAAGTCCTGCATATCCGGGCAAAGCCTTTGACCGAAACGCTGAGTTTTCGACGGCAGCGCATTCTGTCGCGTTTGTGCACCCGCCCTCCCTTTACACTTGCATTTCTGTACCAACAGCTCGACACGTTACTGGGCGTTGGCCGGTGGACATGCCGCGTGGATTATCCGGCTTACCTGCTGACCATCGGCACTCACGTTGAAGATAAGCTTCACCGCGAAGAACTGATCCACATGGTAAACCAGATCAAGCCTGCGCATATCGTGTTCGGAATGTATCTGTTCTGTGACCCCGTAGAAGCATATGCCTACGCTGCCGCCGCACCCTGCGGAACAAGAATCCTTGCATCGGTGCGGATGCCTGAAATCAAAAAGGAGGACACACAATGAGTTGGGAAACGCTGGCTTATACCGATGCCGGCATTGAGCTGCTGATGGATGCCGTATCGGGCAAGCAGCTCACGATTACGCAGGCTGTCGGAGGAAGCGGTCTTGCAAATGCCGCTGTGCTCCACGCGCAGACCGACGTCACCGGCGAGCGGCATGCGCTTGAGCTGCTGGGCATCAAGTCTGTTGAAGAAAACGGGAGCGCTGCCCGCCGCGTGAAGATTCGCATTACCGGCGCGGAGGATACCTACACCCTGCATCAGATTGCCCTCTTCGGGCGGCAGACCGGGGCGGCAGAAGATACGCTCCTGCTCCTCGTGCAGGATGACCGCGGTGTCGAGATCCCGGCGGCTTCCACCGATCAGGAGTTTGAGTTCGTTTTCACTGTGGTGATCGTGATCTCCCGGGATGCGGAGATCGTGATCAATCTGAGCGCTGAGATGCAGAGCTTGCAGCTGTTTGTCGAAGAGCGGATTCAGGAGCACGACCTGTCCCCGGAGTCTCACAAAGACTTGCGCATCGCCGCTGCAAAGATGCAGGCGGATATCGATATCCTTCAATTGAAGATCGCGACCGACGTAACGGCAAATCCGTTCTCCGTCACCTTTGAGTCGCTGGACGGCTTGACCGTGACAGGTGTGTGGAACGCCGATCTGTCAAGGATTGAATTTTGAGTAAGGAGGTGAATTTTTATGGCAAATGTAAGATTAGGCGCAAAGGCCGTTGGCAGCATTGTCAAAATCAAGGTCAACGGCGCGTCCAAAGATTTTATTGTCGTGCAGCAGGGCAATCCGAATACCAGCACCTATGATTCGAGTTGCGCCGGAACGTGGCTGCTGATGAAGGACATCTACACAACGTCCACGTTCGGCAACAATAACTCCTACAAGGATTCCAGCATCCACACATACCTGAACGGAACGTTCTACAACCTCATCGACAGCAACATCCGGGCGGCTATTAAGCGGGTGAAAATCCCGCACCAGAACGGCACTGGTTCCGGCGGCAGCCTTGCCACCGGCTCCAACGGCCTGAGCACCAAAGTGTTCCTGCTGTCTGGTTATGAGGTTGGTTGGACGACCAGCGACAACGGCTATTTCCCGAAGGACGGTGTGAGGCTGGCATACTTTGGCAACAGCTCCAGCGGTAACAGCAAGCGTATTGCATACAAT